TCCACACCCTCCACCTTCCGGTCAGCGCGGATCGTGCGCACCGTCTCCATCCCATTCGAAAAACTGAGCCGCGCGCCGGTCACTTGCGCAAGCGCTGCTCCGGCGCGCGTGATGGAACCCAGCGCCTTGTTGAAGGCCGTAAACGCCGCGCCGCTTGGCGTGCCGCCGGAACTCGCCGCGGATCGCGGCCATGGCCGCGCGTTCGCCCGCGCGTACCTCCTCCGCGAGCATTTTTCGGAGATCACCGACAAGCTGCGCGCCAAGCCTCATGGCATGTGCCTATCGCTGACAAACGACGCGCCAGGCCGTACCGCTGGCGTCGCGTTCGGCATGGCGGACGGTGAGCACTTCGCCGCCGATCAAGAAGGTGTCGCCCGATGCGATATCAGGCAGTGTGGCGATGGCAAGTGAGAGAATATCGCTGGCGGAGATCACCTCTGTACCAAAGGCATCCGCCATGCGGTCGGGCGAGGAACGCAGCACGCGCAGGCTGATCGGTGCGCCTGTGCCGCCCTGGCGATAGAGGGCATCCACACCGAGATGCGCATCCGCGATCAGGCTCGCCATCGCCACGTCGAAGGCGCTCATCGCCTCAGCACCTCGACAATGCGTGGCAGCGTCTTTTCGGCGGAGCGACCAATGACGTAGCCACCCAGGCCGATCTCGACGATGTTCCAGAGCTTGAGCGCCTCGGCCTCACTGATCCCAGGTGCGGACCAGCCGAGCCAGCGTGCAACAATCAACAAACCAAAAATCAGCATCAGGATCGGACGCCAGCAGGCGGCGAGCCAATGTTCCGATTGCGCCTCGGCCTTGATGATATCGGCGGCGGCTTTCTCCAATTCCCCCGCGCGCGCAAGCAGGGCGGCATTAAGTTCCGCCTCCGCGCGCTGCCGCGCCTCTGCATCGGGGAATAGGCGTTTCAGCGCATCACCCAGGATCGGCACCAGCGCGGGCAGCAATGCGCCGATCATGGGTATCTTCCCCGATCCAATTCGAAATGCGGGCCATCGGGAAAGCTCGGCCAATCACCGCCCCAGGTAATGGCAACGCCAAGCTTTTGCGCCGCACCCTTCATGGCGCTGGCGAGTTGCGCATACAAAGGCCAATCCCAGCGGATTTCGCCATTCTCCGGCACGCCATCGCCATCATCGAGCCAGTAGCCAAGATCCACGGCATGGCCTGTCAGATGCCGGCTGTTCATGGTGCGCGATGCACCAAGCGCGACAAGCTTGGCTTGCCTTTCGCGGGACCGCAGCCCTTCCAGCACGATGAAGGGCGCGGCCTTGCGCGCCTCGATCACCACGCGCACCAGATGGGGATGCACGCCTTGCATGCGTTCGTGATCGCGCGCCAGCATGTCCGTCATGCTCACGCCCCCGCCGCGGGAACGCGGTTGAGCCAGACACGCACTGTGGCATCGGCGGCGAGCGCGGCCTGGGTTGCGATGCCCACCTGGAAATTGCCGGTGGCGGTCGCGGTAATGCGCCGGTTGCTATTGTCCCAAAAGACGCGCACCCCAGCGGCGATGGCAAGCGCCGGTTCCTTGGTGAGATCAAATACGCCCGCGGTCGCGGCCTCGATCATGGCGTTCTGCACGCCATCCACGGCGGCGACGCCAAACAGCGCGCCGACAAGCACGCCCTGACCGGCGGAAACACCGGTCGCATAGGGCACGGCAATCGCCAGGCTATTGCCCGGCTGGATGAAGTTACGCATGGAATAAACCTCCTGAAACGCAAAAGGCGCCCCGAAGGACGCCCGTTGCGTGTTTGTGATGATGAGAGAGACGGAGAGCGATCAGGCGCCCGGATTGAACCAGGCCCCGCGCCAATCAATGGCACCGACGCCAAAGTCGAAGATCACGCTGACCTCAACCCCATCCACGCCCGAGACCGGGCCGGTAGTCACCTGCGGTCCCTCTGCGCCATTCAGATAGCCATAGACATAGACGGGCGCGGTCGGCGGATCGGCGAACAGGTACCAGCGATTATTCGGGATCAGCGGTTCGACCAGCGGCTGAACGAAGCCCGCATAGATATTGGCGTGGCTGATTTGCGTGGCGCCGACACTCACCGTCAATTGCCGTGCATTCAATTCAAGGCTCGGGCCGACGAGCAGCTTCATGGCGTTGCCGACAGAAATCGGTAGGCCATCCAGCGTCTTTTGCCGCAGGATCGCAGCACGACCATTGGCAAGGTTGTTGATATCCAGCGCACTGCCCGCCGCCGCCTTATTCAAGCGCGCGGCCGCCGTGCCGAATACCGCAGCTGGGCCGTTCGTCAGTGTCGGGCCATCACCATTGGCCTGATTGATCAGCGCATAGGCCGTGGCATTCTCAAAATCCGCCACGCGCCGGCCAATGGCGGCGGCAAAATCCGTGAAAGCCCCCAGGTCATCATTCACGAGCATCGGGCGCGTGACGCGAATGCGCCGCGCGAAGGTTTGCAGCAGGACGATTTCCTGGCTTTCCGACATGGTGCCGGCCTGGATCTCGCCATTCTCCATCAGCGGCATGAGCGTCGGGAAATCACCTACCCGCAGATGCCGGTGCGGCTTGAAGTCGCGGAAATCGCGGCGAAGGAAAATCTGCCGATAGCTCGGTGCCGCCGGCTGATAGGCCGCGAGCAGCATCTTATTCGCCGCAGCCGAAAGCAGCAGCGGAAAGTCGGAGGTGGTGTGGAACGCGCGCTCCGCCAGCAGTGTGGGATTGCGCGGCACATTGCGTTCACCGCGGACCCTGAGCAATTCGCCGATCATGTCCGATGGCCGTCAGCCCATGAATTCCGCGTGGCGCCCCGCGCCTTGCGGCTGGTATCCCGGCATGCTGCGCGCGGCCAAGGCTTCGGCCATGGCATCAAGGATTTCCGAGGGCGATTCATGCCCGGGCCCGGTTTCCGGGCGCGCGGGGATGGCAGGTGGCGCGGCGCTTTTCACCATGGCGTCGAACAAGGAACGACGCGCTTGGTCCGGGTGCCAGCCACGCTCGACAGCCTCACGCCGGATATGTGCGGCGGTCTCGGTGCCGACCAGGGCGCGTGCGGCGTCAATAGCGGTATCAATGCCGGAGATACGCTCACGCTCGGTGCGTTGTGCCTCGGCACGGAGCGCTTCAAGGTCAGGCGGCGTTCCCACTGTGGTGGTTGCGGGCGGCGACGCGGCGGGCGGCGCCAAAGGGGCTGCCGGAGTTTCCGGCGTCGTCTCAGTCATGGGTGGTTCCTCATCAGCCAGGGCAGGTTCAATGGCGAAGGACGGCGCGCCCTGCGGCGCCGCGCCTCGCACTTGCGCATCCCGATCAACGGGTATGGGCACGATCGAAATCTCGAAAGGCTCCCAATCCACGGCGCGGTAGATCATCTCGCCGCTTACCGGATCGGGGCGTTGGTCGTAGCGATGCACGCGATAACCGATACTCACAGCGCGCAGCGTGCCATCGGCAATGCGCTGCCAGAGCGGTTCAACATCGGCAGCGGCGGAGAATTGCAGCCGCGCATGGCCGCGCCCGCCTTCAAGCCTGGCGGCAATCACGCGGCCCAGCACATCGCGCGCATCGCTGCTGCGATGGGTGTTCAGCACTGGCGCATTGCCCGAGCCGAGCTGCGCCATGCGTACCGCATTGGGCGACATGTCCAATTCCTCGGTTATGCCGCCAAGGGACGGGACAAAGTTGCGCGCCCGCGCACCGGTGGACCAGACGACCTCCACCGTGCGTGCGGCACGATCTACGGTCGCGGGTGCGGTGATGGCGCGGCGTGCGGTGATCGATTGCCCATCGGAGGGAAGTCGATCGGGCAAAGCGGGATCAGCCGGCGCGGGATCGCTCCCGCCCGGGTCGGTGGTTTCGGTCATGCGTCAGCCCTATGCTGTTTGGGTATCTGCCGGCGTTGGCGCTGCTGCCCCGGCCGCACCTGTGGCCGCGATTTCCACCGCCGCCATTTGCGCCGCGTCCTGCGCGCCGCCGGATTTGGCCACACGCCTCGGATCGGTATCGAGTGAGATACCAGCCGCATCGAGCGCGGCATTGGCTTCGCGGATCATCTCGACCGCCGAGCGGAAATCATAGCCGAAGGCGCCGGCGGCCTCGGGCTGCGGCACAAAGCCGGCACGCACCTGGGCGATCAGAGCCGTGGTGTCTTTCAGCGGATCAATCATTTCATGCGCTGGCGGCACATGCGCGACGCCCTTCGGCATGGCATCCGCCCAAAGCCCGACCAGCGCGCCTTGCGCATGAAAGCGCTCGGCAATCGGCCGCACCAGCATCGGGATCAGCATGCCGTATTGCACCTGTTCGCAAAGGCGCCGGAATTCGATCTTGCCGGCGCGGAGGCTCGAGTAATTCGCCTGGGTCAGATCGCCGGAGACCTGGTCATAGGTGAGGCCCGCCCCGACAGCGGCGGCTTCAAGTGAGCGTCGCGCAAAGGCAGTATGCGACCCACCGCCCGATGGGTTCACCACATTCACCTCGCCATGGCCGCGCCGGTAGAGGATCATCCCAGGCTCGAAGCTTTCCACCGCGCGGCCTTGCGCATCACGCAGCAGGCCAGGGTTGCTGTCGCTAGGTTTCGTCAGGGTTTCCTCGCCATCATCGGTGACCACGGCGGCGAGGCAGGCCTCGATCTTGGCCTTCATCAGCAGCGCAGCTTCGTAATCGCCAAGGTCACGCAGCCGCAGCAGCACGGGCGCGAGCCAGGAGACATCGCGCAACTGCCCAGGCCGCCGCTTGCGAAAGATATGCAGCACATCGCGCGCGGGGATGAAGTTGCTGGCAAGCCGCGCGCCAGGCAGCATCCAGGCGCCGGGATGGGTTGGGAAAAGCCAATAGCCAATCGGCTCGCCAAAATTCCCAAGTGCGATGCCCTGAATGGTCGGCGCGCCATTCACCACGCCATTCCGCGCCATATCCAGATGATCGCTTTCCAGCACTTGCAGGCTGAGGCCGATGGGGTTCCGCGGCGATGTCGGCACTGTCAGCAGCCGGATGAAGCATTCGCCGCTTTCGACGACGGCACGCATGGCCAGCGCCTGCAGCCCGTATAGATCAAGCTTGCCCTCAGCATCGCAGGCGGTGCTATCCGCCCAGGCCGGCAAGGCATTGCGATGCGCGGTTTCAGGCCAGCGCGTGGTGATACCCGCACCGACCGCATTGCCGGTCCAAAGATCCACGATGCGCGCGGCATAGGGGTCATTGCGCACCGCATCGCGCGCGCGCCTTGCAACGCTGGCAGCGGCCATGCCGACCTCGCCATTGGCACTGCCGCCTGAGGGCGACCAGGTCGAGGCACGGTTCTCCTGCGCGGCCGCGTAACCCCGGAGGGCCTGCCAGGCGGCGCGCAGGTGAAGCTTCATGCGGTGGGGGCCTCGGTCACGGCATCAAGCAGCG